TTAGTTAGCTCTTCAGTTGTTTCGATGGGTTCTTCTTCAGGACGCTCATCAAGTAATTGTGCTCGTGACATAATATAAACTTACCCCGCCTATTATTATTAAGGTTATGGAGGATTAAAATGGGAGATGCCCTAAGACTAGGATTCCCTACTAGATCGTCCAGCGTTCTCGTGTTCACGTACCCACTTCATGTGTCTGCCGGGAAAGTCTCCAGAAGACCCTTCAAGTACGTGCTGAGTCGCTGATACGATTTTTGTAGCGTTGGCTCCACATCCGCACCTACTGGATGTAGTGTTGCCGTCTACAAATTCTTCAAAGATATGTCCGTTTGTACAGCGAAAATCAAATACTTTAATCATCGCTTTTTGTCAACTCGTCGTAGTTATTGTTAGTAGTAGTTTCAAAGTTAACTAAATAAGCAAGTACGTTGAGTTGCCCCTTACGTAAATACAAATCATTAGCATCTTTGGTTGCTTCTACGCTGTTTATTACGAGAGCGTTTTGGGTTAGTTCTTCGATTAACTGTTTCCAACCAGCGGTTCTAAACAGGTCAAAGTACGTGTTATAATATTGTTCTGTCTCTTGATCTATTGAGGCCATGTGGTTATCTCTATAACTCCTATTATACCATATTTTAGGTCTGTTGTCAAGACCTTTTTTTGGCAGTTTTACGTCTACGTCCAGAGGCTGTTACTGCATGTTGAATCCTAGCTGGACCTGTTTTGCGCCTTGATGATGAAGCTTTTTCTGCTTTAGTCATCTTAGCTGCTACGGCTTTAGGTCTACAAGAAGGATAAGGACGTTTAGAACTAGTAGCAGACTTGCGACCACAAGGCTTACCTGTCTTTACGTCAACCCACTCTTCCTTAAACCACTTCTTAAGTGCGGCTCCTTTTTTACTTTTTTTTACGGCCACTTTTGTTACCCCAGTTCTTAGCGCCAACCTTGCGGCACTTAGCTACGGCACCAGACGCATACGCAGAAGGCCACACCTTGTAACGGGCTTTAACTTTCTTTGCACACGCATCGTTAGCTTTTTTCTTTTTAGGCATTACTTTTTCTTCTTTTTCTTTTTCTTAGGTGGTCGTCCAACTTTAGTTCCGTATGTTCCTTTTCCCATCGGCATAGTTAACTCCTTACCATTTTTTACAAGACCAATATCTTGCGCTTAATTTACTAGGCGGGTTTGAATCACATTTATGCCTAGCCCTAAAAGATTTACGTCGTGCTGGTTGATCTTTTTTAATTGTCATTTTTTGATCACCAAAACGAATAAGTTTAGTTTTGTCACCTTCTTTTGCTACAACAACAAACTTTTTAGTTGGGTGGCTAGGAGTCCTCTTGGGCTTGTTGTACCCGCTTACTCCCGCTCGTTTTAGTTTTGGGTCTTTTTTCTGTGGCATTAACCTTCTCCTCCAACTGGTCTAATTGGGCTTGGAGTTGCTCCAATCTGTCGAACTGGTGCTTGAACGCCTCGTTGATCTGGTTGAGGAACTTGTTCATTTCTACTTGTGTCATTAACATTGGTAGGTTTACCCTTTAGTTGGTTTTCTTTTAAGAGCCTGTCAGCAACTTTAAGCCTGCGTTCAAACTCTTTGTCTTCTTGATCACCTTCTTTGAGGTTACGAGTAATAGCTTCGATTTTTTCAATTTGCAATTCTTCAGGAGCAAGTTGAGTTTCCATAGCGTACTTAGCCGCTCTAGCTTGCGACTCAGCAGCTTGTGCAGCCAAGGCAGCAGTTTGACTTTGCTGGAACTCAATCTGTGCTTGTTGAGCCATCTGTGCCATCTGTTGTGCCTGTGGGTTAGGCTGTGAAGCCTGTTGCATTGCCGCAATAAGCTCCTCACGGTTACTGAGGTTCATGTTGTCAATGATGCTCTGGATTAGCACAGGGTACAGTGGGCTGTCTTGCTTCATCGTCTGCAAGAGTTGCACCAACTGTGTAACCTCGTACTCACGAGCAATGATACCCAGAGTACTAGTAGCGTTAAACTTGTAGTCAGCTACAGGGTAGTTTTCAGGGTCAAACTGCATGTACCGGTGTGCAGCTTTGGTTACAAACGGGAGCAGAAACGACTGCTGGAAGTTTATGAGAGTACGCTTATGACGCTTAATAATAGCACCAAGAGACATACTAATGCCAGCAGCGGTTGCTTCGCCATTAACTTGCCCTGCAATGCCTGCGGAATCCACGGCTCCAGTTGCTTGTTGAACCATTTGTTGAAGGCTAGCAGCTTGTGCAAAAGTGATCTGCCCCACTTGCCCAAAGTTGAAAGGTTGAAGTACTTCACGGGGATCTCCATTAGTTAGTATCATTTTGCCGGGGCGGATTTCTGGTTTAGCACCACGAGGTAGTCTCGTTGCGTCAATCGCCATCATAGGATGAATAGTCAATGACAAAGCGTCAATACGTGCGCGTAGCTCTGTGTCTAAAGCTTTCTGGCTGTTATATCCTTTTTCACACACACCGCGACCCCAGAACCGTCCGGGTACTACATCCCAAGGAAACGCAACAACAGGACGGTCTTGCATCATGTAAGGGTTAGCTTCAGCTTTAAGCAGTGTACCGCCGTTAGCTACTACTACGATAGCTTCTACGTACTTGGAGTCTTCTTCTACGTCTACACCCTCAGACTCAAGTAGTTCTTTTGGTACTAGACCATAGTACTTAGTTAGTCGTACTTTGTCGTCGTTGTACAGTGTTAGGTCTTGGTCAGGCTCTAAATCGCTGTCAGGTGCGGCAGACTCTATAAACGCTTCTCTGTACACTCCTTGTTCTTGTAGTAGTTCTACACTATGCTTGGACACAAACTCGTCTACAGCGACACCCATAGCGTCCTCGACTGACGTAGCTACAGGATCAATAAGAAAGTTTTGAGGAAGTACAGGTTTTAGTTTTACAACCACACGATCAGTAATAGATACACCTACTGCTTGTAGTTGTCCATCCATAATTGGCTCAGTAGCTGGAGCCATTTCTTTTATTTCTTCTAATGTAATTTCACCAATGCCTGTACCAAACACAGCAGAATTAATAAGACATTCAGCTACAGCTTTACGAACCTTGCAAGCTTCAAAATCTTCTGTTAGTTTTTTACGGAGGTACAGTATATCTTGTTTTTCTGGATCGTTAGCATCGTCAGATATATCAAACCATTTGCCTCTACCAAACGTAGCTTCTTCTAGTTCTGCTACGTTAGACTCTACAGCTTGCTGAAGCGCAGGAGAAATAATGCGTGATCGTTCTGATGCTCGTTCTGAATCAGCAGGATCCCATTGTCCTCGCCACAGTCTGTAATATTCTTCAAATCGTTGTTCGTAGTTTGATTCGTAGTGGTCACGCCAGTTTTCACACTTGGTCATTACCCACTCTTCCAAGGACTCTTCCATAATAAAAGGGTCTGGGCTATAAATATCTTCTGCCATCGGTTAGGTTCCTTAAATTACAGCAACGCAGTAACCTAGTGTAAAAAACACTACAGTACTGATTGCGTATATTCCGTAGGTATTGAACGGTCTGAAAACTTTCATCTAGTATCCTGCTATTACGTCTAGTATTTGATGGTCGTCAATTTCAAAGTCATAGTGATACGCAACTTTAGCTAGTTGATCTATGTACGCCAGTGCATCAACAAGGTCATCGTGAGTAAGCGGATCTGGAAACTGAAACAGTTGATCTAAAAATCTTGAGTTCCACGATCCTTTGTTTAATTTTATCTGAGCGTTTTCAAATCTTCCTTGTAGTGCGTACATAACTCTGTCAGTTTTTTTCTTGTTACCATGAGAAAGTTCTTCTACTCTAAAAAACCTTCCGTATTGTTTCATAAGGTTTGTCAAAGGACTCATGATTGCTTGTCGCAAGACTCCTTTTTCAATACCAACACTAACAGGTTTGTAATCTCTAACGGCCTGAAATATCTTGGTGGCAGTCTCATCAAAGCTCCACCGCCCGTGTATAATATTATCAACGTACCAACCACTAGGACCAGCTTTAACAACAACGATTGCGGTTTCATCTAACTTAGTATTTTTTGTTCGTTTTTTGTTAACTTCTTCAAAGCCAGCCAAGTCAATAGCTATGTAGTAGTCTCCGTCTTCTGGTTCTTCTCCGAACTGGATCCAATCTTCTTTGAACATCTCTGAGCCTCTGGCTTCAAACGAGGCCATGAACTCTTGTCTAAAGGCGTAACTCGACATTGATTTTTTTGCCATGTCGATTTCGTTTGGGTCCAAGATTGGATTATCGTAGCTGGTGAAATGCCAGCCCCTGTAAGTCTCATCGTCGCCTAGCTCTGCGTGTTTAAACAGTTCATAAAAATGGTTTCTGCCCATAGGCGTACCTATGAACATTGCTGATCCCTTCTGGTCAGCTAGTGCTGGACGGAGGATTTGTTCCCAGACTTCAGGTTTCATGTCTGCGTACTCGTCCATCACGAGAAACTTCAAGGACACACCACGCATTGTCTCTGGCCTGTCGGCTCCTTTAAGAGTAATCGTGGCCCCGTTGACCAGCCTAATCTGGAGGTTGTTGATGTGACTTCCAGATATAACAGGGTGTCCTAGCTCCAACAGGGTCTGCCACATAATGTCACGGGCTTGTCCCTGCGTGGGCGCAACGTAAAAAACGTGTCCTTTGTCGGACTGTAGGGCGTTGATAATCAACATCCAAGCGGCTAGGCGAGACTTCCCTGTCCTTCGCCCAGCGGCTACTACCTTGAACCTAGTAGGATCAGAGTAGACTTCCTGCTGCCACGGCAACAGTTGTACGTTTAGGTCTGTCAAGGTTTAGCCTTGGCAAGCCCTCTGCCACATTTGATCGTCAAACGTGTAGCCGTTCTGGAAAGGTACGTAGGTTTCACACCACTCGTCAGAACCCGGCTCCATGCCGTCAGTTTCTGCTGGTACAAAGTCACGCTTGGCGTTAGGCTTCAGCGGCCTAAAGTGTACGCCACCAGTAGTGTACGTTGTTTTAGCAAAGACGTTGTGGTTTGCTACTACAACAAACTCACCGTTTTCTAGCGTGTACGTAGAGCCGTCGTTGTAGTGAATGACGGTTTGACTAAAAGACAAAGAAGAAAAAAGAAACAAAAAAGCTGCAAGATACTTCATTAGGTTACGCTCCGTTAAAGTTTACAAATACAGG